CCAATGTACTACAAAGATTTAGCTAAAGTCTTTGGTAAACACGAAAGAACTATTCAAAGAGAAATTTATAAGGTAAAGAAAAAAGAACCTAATAATCCGATTTTGAATAACTATATGGGCGACAGTTGGTTCTGTTGGTCAAGTGATATGAAGGAGATTATTAGTTTATGCTCAAAATTGAAAAGCGAAAAGACGGAAGAAGCCAATACTATTACATAAAAGGAACGCACAGGTTCGGTGATGAAGTCACTCTGTTTGATGGTAGTGGGGTAAGCACAGGGTGCGTAAAGTATAAAGACGCACAAAAAGTTCTTAACAAAAAAATTAATGAACTAAATAACGAAGCACAGAATATCTCTAATCATAACTTTGGTGAAGCTACAGAAGAATTATTAAATGATCCTGTAGAAAAGCCAAGTTATGAAAGGAGTAAATCTTACGAAAAGAATCAGTTATTACTAGGACATATAAAGTTAAAAGATTTTACATTAAATCTTATTAATAGATATGCTTACGAAAGATATCCTGTTTTAAATCAATGGAAAAATATTAAGTTTGAAGATGTCCCCTTAATGAAGGAGGGAGAACATAATCCTTTAAAATTAGAAATATCTGCAAAGTTTCATACTCTTAATACGCAGTATATAACACCAGTAGGTAGAGTATTACACTATGCTAATACGCATTTAAAATGGTGTCCGTATATAAAAATGAAAAAGTTTCCAATACTTAGTTCAGACCAAAGACCTAAGTATAATTTTACTGTTGAAGAAATTAAAAGATGTTTAGATACTGATGCAGATGCACATATAAAATTATTGTTTGTGTTTCTAATATTTACAGGAGCAAGACTACAAGAAGCCCTGAATGTAGAATGGAAACATATTGATCTTGAGAATAAGACCATAAGATTAATACAGGGAAAACAAAACGATAGACCTAGAGACGTTCCTATTCATGCTAGTTTGGAAAAATGGCTGTTGAAAATAAATAATAGGGAAAGTTTCTTGTTTGAATGGAGATACCTAGACCAAAGAAAAAAGAATAAGGAGTTCGGTTTGGCTCATAGGTGGAACTATATGCTAGAACAAGCTGGGGTAAGTAGCTTAAAAAAACGTCATGCTTGTAGGCATACTTGGGCTACAAATTTAACTGTATTTGCAGATGCTACACCTCAAGATTTAATGGAAATAGGGGGTTGGAAGGATCACAGATCCGTACTGGTTTATTCTAGGTCTGATAACGAGGACAGGATCAGGGGTAAAATAAATGGGTTGCCTCAATTATAAGCTTAGTATATTTGGAAATTTGGTCGGGGGTGTAGTTCAGTTGGTTAGAACGTCTGCCTGTCACGCAGAAGGTCGAGGGTTCGAGTCCCTTCACTCTCGCCACTTAGTTTAAGAAACCTACCATTTTTCTACCACATAATAAAAAAACGTAGGGAATAAAGGATTGACTTTGACCTGTCACTACTTTAAAGACTGTCACAAGCGAATACAAATCGTGATTTTTAGGGATAAATAGTGGTAGGTAAAACCATGCTAGGACATAAAATCCTACCATAAATCTACCACTATTTTAGAGTCAAATACTGGATCTCTCTAACAACACCTTTAGGTATGATCTGTGACCTACCATATTGTTCGTCTGAATTTTCGTGATCTTTATCTCCTGAGATAATTACATAGTCATTAGTTTCTTCCATGAGATAACCTAGTGAGTCTATAATACATAGCTTACTATCCAGTAATTCTTCTTTGGTCTGCCATGTAGATAAACTACATTCATTAGTGTCTATCCAAATGACATTGACCATAGGAGGAATAGACATTATTTTTTCTTCTTTTTCTTTTTCTTCTTAGGGAAACCAGCCTTCATGTTCTTATATGCTTTATCGCTAATGGTGCTGTTTTTCTTGGATCTGCTAGTCCCAGCTTTTTTTCTCTTATTAATATTTTCGTATAAAGACATTATTTCTTTTTCCTTTTTTTACTTAATTTTTTTAAATCAGCACCAGTTATCTTGTCTCTAGGTGGTGCTACCCTAGCAAGTTTTTTTTGCTTTGCACTATATTTAGATTTAGGCATATTATTTTTTCTTTGTTTTCTTTGTTTTCTTTTTCTTTTTAGGTTTAATAACTTTCATCTTTTTACCATATCCGTATGTCATATTATTCTCCTTTAACAGTTCCACATTCTACGAGACCAATAGTTTGCAGATAGTTTGTTGTTTTTTCCTTTGATCCCACCTGATCTCGCACAATAAGATTTCTTTCGTGCAGGTTGGTTCTTCTTGATGCTCATAGACTTGTCGCCAAAATTAATTTTCTTAACCTTGTCTCCGTCCTTCACAAACACCTTAAATTTTTTTACGTCCCCACGCATGGGTTTATTAAGTTTTACTGTTTTCCCCTGATAAGTTGCCATTGAGTTCTACCTTTTCTTGTTTTTCTAATTGTTCTACTAGTGACTGATCCTGTGAATAAGCATATTCAACTTTGGCTTTTTGAAGGGCTATTACATCATCTACTGTAACTTTTAGTTTTTCTTCTCTTAACTGTGCATTTTTTTCTGCCCAGTTATCCAATCGTTCATTTAAAAATTTTATGTGCAAATCTTTTTCTTCGATTGCTTTTTCTAATTCTTTTCTTTGTTTCTTCTCTTGTCTTAATCTTATCTCAAGTTCTTTAATTGTACTCATTTTTTACCTAACACCTTCCCCATTCCTCGTAAACCAAATGAACTAGCTATTGCACCATACATAGCAAATTGAAACCATTGTGGGGTTCTTGAAAGGGCATCAAATCCTCTCTCTGTGTAAGGTTGTAGTGGAGGAATAAAGCACATAGAAATTATAATAATAAACAATATTGTCCATGCCTCGTCTTTCCACGAGTCTTTAGAACCTTTAATAGCTTCTAAGTCGTACTCTATCTCACCTTTAATTTGTTTATTTAGCAACTCTGTCTTTGCTTTTATTTCAGTAACTTTTTGTTCTGCTTTTGCTTTCTTAGTATCTACTACACCTTTAACAACTTCAGTTGCAACACCTAGTAATGGTTTTAATAACATTTGAAACATTATATATTCCTCATAGTTTCTGCTAGTTCGTTTACTCTATTAGGAACTTGTTTAGCCCATCTACTATCGAGCATTTCTGAACTAGCAGATTCATATTCACACTTATTTAAGTGATATTGAAAGTTTTTAAATTTAAGTAATCGTGGTAGTCCTAAATTAAAAGCCATATTAATAACACAACCGAAAGCAACAGGATCAATATTTTCTTCTTTGATAAACGTTCTTGCGTCCTGTAAAGCTTGATTGAAGTCTCTTTCAAATAACTCCATAATTTTTGTATCATCATATTCCACTCCTTCCTGTAAATCGTCTGTAGGTAAAACCAAATGACCTACCCCAAAAGTTTTATTTCCTAGATGGTCTGCATAAATCTTATTAATTTTTCCTTCGTGCTTGACTATTTCTTCTTTTATTTCTTCGTACATTCTATGAGTTTCTCCAAATACCATTTTGCTTTTTCTAAATCTTCAATGCCATTTTTTTGTTTATGCCTTACGACATACTTCACAATGTTGCCTTGAAAATAATCAAGTTTAAATTCATGTATAAAATCTGAAACTTGTATCTTTGTTCCTATATAATAATCAGGATTTATTTTATCTTTAGGTTTTGCCATTCCACCTTCCGTTATCTTCTAGTGTCATAGGTATTAGTTGAGGAATACCATTTAGTATTACTGCACAACCAAGAGTAGGTCTGCGAATGTTTACTCTTGAATAGGCAAAAGCTAAAGAATGTTTGTCTATCAAACAGCCAATAGTCATTCCCCATCTAAGTTTCTCAGGAGAATTCCAGTACCCTAATTTGAAATCGGTATGGTAGTGACCTTGACAAAAATTATATCCTATAGACATAGATGATTTTACAGGATCTTTATTCATGTTATGGCAAAAATAATACTCACCATATTTGTCTTTAATTATTAACTTGTCGTGCCATTTCCAGTTCCTATGATCTACACCTAATACTTCAGCATAAGCTTTGATAGCTTGTTTTGGAAAACCATGATGTTTTCTTTTTCTGTAAACAAGTGAACCATGATTGCTGTGCAACAGATCCATGTTAGGAAATAACTTTTCTAATTTTTTAATTTTATACTGTGCTAATTCTAATTCTTTAGTAGCACTTGGTAGATCAGGATCGCTGTCATGGAAAGATAAAGCTGAGTAATCAACTTCGTCTCCAATGTTTACGACTCTTGAAAATTTATATCTTTTACTAATAGCTTTTAAAAAATGATAGCTATCAACATGAGAATAAGGCTCATGTAAGTCTGAAATTACTAATATATTAGACATACAATTATCCTTTCAAATACAGGTTGTATTGCAAGTATTAATTATTTAAGTATTTGTAACTATTTTAGTGGTGCAAAATGTAGTGATATAAGTATCAGGTATCTGTGTTAATTCTCTAGCTAGTTTTACAGAAGCATCTCTACATTCTTCTTTTGTGTTATATGAAACATCATACATAATATTTTGAACACAAGTATCTTCTAATGGTATTGTGGGATTTTGAACACACAACCAAAAAATTAAAAACATTTTCATTTTCCGTTAAGATATTTTTCTATCCATATAATTTTTTCTTTAATGACAGCTATGTCTTGTTGCATTTCAGATATTGTATCTGCTTTTCTTTCTACAGCCTCTAATCGTTCTGACCACATTCCCCAAGTCATACCAATACTTATTAATATAGCTAAGTAAGGAAGTATGGTTTTAAAATCCATATTCATTTTGACCACTCCACTTTAAATTCTTGACCTTTGGAATCGCTAATACTCATAGTTTGTTTATCAGATCCCCAAGTAGTAGGATTTAATCTACTGTTTTTATGATGATAATTTTTTTGAATTATCTCAATTAGTTTTACCTCAGTCATTGTTAGTTTTTTATCTTGTGCTTTCTTGTAAGCATCTTCTAAAATCTTATCTAATTTTTCGTGATTAAAAGTAACCTGATCGCTTTGAGCGATTCTGTAAAGATCTTGATAGTTTTTTTCTTTTAACCATTTACGAAGTGTCGTCCAACTCACATCAAGTTCTTGAACACATTGTCTAGTTGTTTTACCTTCTGCAACAAGTTCCATCAATCTTGCCATTATACTTTGTTTATATTTAGCAGGACGATTACCTTGTTTGTTTATAACTTCTTTAGTCATGGTGATTTCCTTCAGCTTTTGTTTGCCTAATACTTCTAATAAATTTTACACCTTCAATAACTTCAATATCAGCTTCTACTTTTGCACAAGATATTTGAACAGTATCAGCCATATTCCTTTGCATAATTCTTTTTTTCTCTAAACAATCATTAACACCATTTGTAATTGTGTGTTCAATCATCTGTCCTTGTGAAAATAATAATAATGCTATTATAACTTTAGTTACCATTTTGCCTTACCTTGTCTTTTAATGACTCTATATCCTCTAATGCTTTGTCCATATCAGCTTGTAGTCTTTTAATATTAACTTTGTTGTGAGACATATTTTCTAAATCCTCACTCATGCTTTCTACTTGTCCAGCTATGAACTCAAGCAACATAAATTGTTCCTGATCTATAGGAGTTTGATCTGCGTTCTTAACGAGATCAGCTTCAAATAATGTTGCTCGTGTTTCGAGATTATTGATTCGTTCTTGAATAGAAAAGAAAGCCATTGTGCCTACTGCGATTGCTCCACAGATAGCTACGAGGTTTCTCATAGGCATTGAGACTGAAGTTTTGTCTGATATTTTCATTTATTATCTGCAGATACATTCTCCGCCACATACATCACACATAATTTACTCCTTTGGGAATTTATCTTTGACTGCTTGTATTGTAGTTTTCCAACCATCAATGCCATTATGATAAATGTCATCTAGTTGATCTACAATAGCTGGGTACTCAGTAGCTCTATCTCTTTGATACTGATTGTTATCATACTCAGTTTGTAACTCAGCTTGTTTAGCTGATACTTCTGCCCATGTATATAACTGATCTCCAAAGATCGCAGTATCATTTGAATCTGCTCCAGTTACATATTTTACATTAGCTTCGTACTCAGCTTGATTGCTGGGTTCTCCTGTGATAACAAACTCTGCATCTGATTTGAGAGCTTTGATTGCACTTGCTATATCTGTCATTTTATTTTCCTTTCTTTGTTAAAGTTGTTTGTCATTAGGCTAATATTTCCATAGCTACCATATTTTTTGTAGTAACTCGAAATGTTTGAGCTTGTGATCTTCCTTGATACTTAAAGGTTATCTGACTAGTACTTGAGGGTGAGTCTAAGAATATATGAGAACCACTAACTGTTGAATTATCTGGTTCTCCATTACCAATAGCTAATCTATGATAATGATCTAGTGTTTGTATATCTGTACTATCTCTTAATAATTTAATATCTCCATTTGTATTATTTGAACCACCATTAAAAACTTGGGTAGTCATTTGCAACATTATTAAAATTTTACTACTTGTTGCTGAAGGTGTTATATTTAAAGTCAATCCAGTAATATCGGTATAACTACTACTAGTTGTTTGATACGCAGTTGTATTTACAGCACTAACCACCTGACCAACCTTACCTACATCAACACCACTAGGCAAAGCAGTAACACTATTTAAAGAAGCATTATTAATAGATGTGTTTGGAATTGTAACACCAGTCAATGATGATGTGTTTAATCTTGTAATAGCCATTATGCTAGTACCTCCATGACTTCACACAATGCTCTTCGTCCACTCGCATTGTTAGTGTTAAATTGAACAGTTGATGCAGTAGTTGTTCTACCAAATAATGTATAATATCTTTCTGCTGTTGAATTAGTTGTAGCATCTATAAACGCTATAACTCTGCCTGAATTTTGAAACCTAGTTCCAATATAATTATAAGACATATCTGAAAATAAACTTGCAGCAGTTCCTAGATTTGTACTTCCATCTTTGTAAATAGCATAAGCCAAATCTTTACCATCAGCTCCATTATCTTCCCAACCCATTGTATAACGAATTAAAATTTTATTAGAAGCACTTGTAGGAGTTATTGTTACTCTAAATCCAGTTCCAATTTCAGCAAAAGAAGATGAGCTTGTTGAAAGTCCATTTGTGGTAGTTGCTGAAATATGTTGTAAAACTTTACCAACACCACCAATACCTAAACCACTAGCTGTAGCACTATTACCATTAGCTAACTTTATTGTATCTACTCTTAATTCTGAACTCATGCTAATACCTCCATTAGTGTTATTGTACTATTTGATTCTACTCCTGAAGGGTTATATCCACCTGTATCTGCTGGTCTATTCATATATGCTGGTTGACCATTAACCTTCATTTGTAATTTAAAAGTTGTAGATGATGTTGTGCTTGGTGCATCAAGAAAAATATAAGTTAGTGGATATTCTCTATATTGACCTTGACCATCTTGTGCAATTCTTTGAACCTTTGTGTGTATTTCAGTTGAGTCACGCAATAATCTAAGATGCACATTATAAGTAACACTACTACTGACTTGTGTATCTATTAGCACAAGAACTTTACTACTTGTTGAACTAGGAGTTATAGACGCTGACATTCCTGTAACATCTGCATAAGTGCTAGAGTTCATATTAAATGTATCTGATTTAACTACTTGTAGGACTTGACCAAACTTGCCAACAGGAAATGTAGATCCGTCTAGCTTTTGTAAATTTGTAACTTTAAGTGTGGACATTAGGCTAGTACCTCCATAGCTTGAAAAGTTGATAGAACATCACCTCTAAAAAGAGATGCTGTGCCACCAGATGAATTTTTAAAATAAATTGTGTATGTGATTGCAGAAGCTGTGTTTGCGGAATCTAAAAACATTATAGGCAAAGGAAACATATTATTAGCTGTTTCCATAGCAACCATTCCTCTTCCTAAACCACCTGATATAAAGCTAGAAGTTGTGCTTCTAAAAATATCTAAACACAAACTGTTAGTATCAATCTGTCCTATACCATTTGCAATAAGATAAATTTTACTTGATGTTGCTGTTGGTGTTATTGTTA